ATGCCGCTGACGGCCGTCGAGGTCCGCAACGCGAAGCCCGATCCCACGCGCGACTACAAGCTGACAGATGGGGGCGGGCTCTACCTGTTCGTGACCCGCAAGGGCGCGCGTTCCTGGCGCCTGAAATACAGGTTTGGGGGGAAGGAGAAGGTCGCGACCTTCGGGCTTTATCCGGAGGTGTCGCTGGCCGACGCACGAGAGCGGCGCGAGGCGGCGCGGCGCATGCTGCGCGAGAACAAGGATCCGGTGGCCGAGGCGGAGCGCCAGCGCCAGGAGGCGATCGCGGCGGCTGGCGCTACCTTCCAGGCCGCAGCGCTCGCCTGGCACGAGGACGAGAAGGCCCGGTGGTCGCCTGCGCAGGCGCTGCTGGTGATGCGCGCGCTGAAGCGCGACGTGCTGCCGGAGCTCGGCAAGCGGCCGGTCAGCGAAATCACGCCGCCCGAGGTTTTGAAGACGCTGCGCAAGATCGAGAAGCGCGGCGCGATCGAGACCGCCAAGCGCGTGCTCGGCTACATGTCGGGCGTGTTCGAGCGCGCGATCGGCGAGCACCTGATCGAGGTGAACCCGGCTGCCAAAGTCGGAAAGGCTCTCAAGCCCACGCCCAAGGGCTCGAAGCAGCCGGCGATCACCGACCTCGCGGAACTTATCAAGCTACAGCAGGTGGTTGATCGCTCAACCTCAAGCGCCGTGACGAAGATCGCGTCGCGGCTGGTCGCGCTGACTGCGGTGCGCATCGGCGTGCTGCGAACCGCGACGTGGGACGAGTTCCACGGCATCGACTGGGATCAGCCCGACGCACCCGCGCCTGACGCGACCTGGCGAATCTCCGCGGAGCGAATGAAGCTCGACCTTGAGGACAAGGGCGACGAGGCGTTCGATCACGATGTGCCGCTGCCGGCCGCCGCCGTCGATAACCTCCGCGCGCTGCGCGTGATCACTGGCCGCTGCCGGCTGTTGTTTCCGGGCGGGCACTCCTCGCGCACACCCATGAGCGACAGCGCCGTCAGCTCGCTCTACAAGCGCAAGGGCTATCAAGGGCGCCACGTCCCGCACGGCTGGCGCGCGGCATATTCCACGCTGATGAACGAGTGGGCGCATGAACACGGCCGCGAGGGTGACCGGCTGGTGATTGATCTTATGCTCGCGCACCGGCCAAACGGCATGTCGGGATCGGAGTTCGCGTACAATCGGGCGAAGTTCACCCGTCGGCGGCGCGAGTTGGCGGAGGTTTGGGCAACTATGATCACCGCCGATCTGCCGTCTGCCTTCACGCTTGTCGAAGGGCGGCGTCCTTCTGGATCGTAGACAAATGAACAAGCTGTCCAGAATGGGCAGAGTAGGGGATGGATGGTATATCAGCTAGATCCCGGCCAACTGCTTGGCGACGCGCCGCTTCAGGCGGATGCACCCGATGCGGTCGGTCTGCGCGAGGTCGCAGCGAGCATCGCCACGGCGTTGGCGAACCTGCGCACGGACGCCAGCTTGGTAATCGGCATTGAAGGTCGCTGGGGATCGGGCAAGTCAAGCCTTCTTGCGGAGGTCGAACGCGCGCTTGTTGGGGCGCCGGCAGCGCGCCCGCACAGCTTAGTGCATTTCCGACCATGGCTGGTCGGGAACAGGGATGCGCTGCTTGAGCAACTGTTCGCCCATCTCGAGGACGCCGTAGCCGGGATTGAGGCGGCACGTGGCGATACCACGCGACAGACGCTTGTGCAGGCTAAACAAGTCGGCAAGGCGCTACGCGGTTTCGCTGCCGGTGTGAAGCGGGCCGGCAGCGCCGTTGAACTCGCCGGTGATGCAGCCGCGTTCGCACCGTTGAAATGGGCCGGCAAGGGAGTTGCTTGGTTCGGCGAGTGGCTCGGGCGTGAGCCTGCGGCAAAATCGCTTGAGACGTTGCGCGCCCGGCTAGAGGCCGCGCTGAAGGCGCTCGATCACCGCATCATAGTCACGATTGACGATATCGACCGTCTCGAGCCCGCCGAAATGCTCGAGCTGCTTCGACTTGTCCGTTCTGTCGGCGACTTGCCCAACATCCTCTATCTGCTGTGCTATGATAGCGCGATCTTAGCACATGGCGTGAGCCAAGCGGCGCAGGTCGAGGACGGTCAAGCCTACCTCGAGAAGATCGTCCAGCTCACCGTCCCAGTGCCGCTGCCAGAGGCGTTCCAGCTACGCCACTGGTTCGAGGTCACGCTCGCCAGCTTTGCCGCGCCGCGCGACGAAGATGGTGCGAGCCGTCTTCGGACGGTGATCGATTTAGAAGGTGGGCGCCGCTTGACCACACCGCGCGCGGTGGTCCGGGTGCTAGATGCGTTGCGGTTCCTGTGGCCGACCCTCGAGAAGGCCGGCGCTGATCTCGCCGACTTGGTATGGCTGCAGCTCATCAAGGAGGGAAATCCTGCGCTGTATCGTTGGATTGAGGAATACTGCGCCGCTGCCGCCGAGCTTTCGCTGGGCACCGGGCGTGTCGGTGAGGAAGAGCGAGCGGCCTCACTCGACCTGCTGGTTGCGCGGGCCGGCAAGGACTGGTTCGGTTCGCTCCATTATGCCCATCACTTCGCCGAGCAATTGCCAGGGCTCGAACTCAACTATGACAAAGAGGGAGCACGTTTCAGGCTGCACGGGACGGTCGCCGAGCGCGAACGAGATCGGGCGCTCGCCGGCAGACGATTGGCGAGCCCCGATCATTATCGGCTCTATTTCGCGCTGGCAGCGCCAACGCACGCATTGAAGCTCGCGGACTTTGATGCCTTCTGGGCAGCGTCGCGCGAAGGAGCGGCGGCGGTGTCGCAACTGCTCATAGCAATGCAGGTCCGTCCATCGGGGCGGTCGCTCAGTCAAATCGACATGTTGCTTGAACGTATTCGCGGGAGCGATTTGACTGTGATCGACCCGTCGCAAGCCGCCAACATCCTGCTCGGTTTCGCCGATGGCCTGGACTTGGTGTATTGGGCGCGGCCGTTCGAGCGTTTTTGGGTCACTGGACCTTGGGATCGCGCTGAGCGGCTAGTCGTCCCATTAGTTGAGCGGCTTGATGATGGCCTACGGGCTGCCACTGTTGATGCGATGTTCAAGGGTGCGGCACTATCCTGGCTTACCAATCTCTTTCGTCACGAGACCTTCGCGCATGGCCGCTTCGGCGATCGCCCTAAGCCCCCAAGCGAGCACTACTTCAGCGCGAGTGAATTGGATCGGATCACCGCAACTATGCGCGCACGCTACCGCGCCTTGTCGTTAGATGCGATACTGGAAGCCGTTTCGCCGATCGACATCCTGTATGCATGGATACAAGGCGCGGACGCGGAAGAGGTCGAGCATACCAGGGCATTTATCGCCGCTGAAACCGTCGACGACTCCCAGTTTTTACGTTTACTCGACGCGCTGCGGTCTGCCGTCACGACCAGCGATGGACAATTCAAGACGTTGAAGGTGGAGAACCTCGCACCGTTTCTTGACGCCGATACAGCTCTGGCGCGCTTGCGTGAGCTTGCTGTCGACATCAACCGACCGGAGCTAGCCCGCCGCGCGGGTAGTCTGATCGAGGCCGCTAAGGCCGCGCGTGAGTTTTAATCAGAGGCTGTGCGACGTTTGAGTAATGCCTGCCGCTGAGCCGAAGCCCATCTGCTAAGCAGTACCGGAACCGATGCTTGGAGCTGCTGCCGGGCAGTGCGGCGCGAGGGGCCAATGGTAGCAAACCGCAGACGCTGTCGTTGATCAATCGTCTAGCAGTCCCTACGCCGCCTCCGCAGAGACCGGCGCACGATATCCAGCAGGATCAGCCACGAAGTTGCCCACGTCGCTTTCGTACCAGCCGACGCAGTTCCCGCCCAGCGGGCGGCGGGGCGGGAAGGTGCCTTTTGCCTCACGTCGGTAGATGGTTGCCGTGGACAGTCCGGTCCGATCCCGCACCTCGGCGATCCGGAGCAGGCGATCCCGGCGGCGGTCCGCTTGTTCGCTGCCGTTGGTCACGTTCTGTTCTCCACCTTGCATTAGCCCGTTCCAAGGACAAAGGGCGGACTTCATACGCTAGGCCCCGGCAAGGGCGAGTGCTTCGGCTTGGCCGCGTGCTTTGCCCGGATAGCTTCGACGTTCGTCCAAATGCGAGCGAGCTCCACCTCGGCGGCCTCGTGCATGTCCATGCCGTTCGCGAGGCACAGCGCGGCGAGCGTGACCATGACGCCGCCCACCTCCTGCGGCGGATCTCCGACGTCGCGGCCGAAGACATAGTCGACCAACTGGTGTGCCTCGCTCGCGGTGCAGCCGGTCGCCTGGACGAGTTCCAGCGCCTCTTCAAGGAAGCGGTGGTTCCGCTCCTCGCGATCGCCCGCGATCGTCTCGCCGAAGCACTCGAGCAGCCACGGCTGGACCCGATCCTGAAACGTTTGCTCGCTCACTGCTGCACCCTTCCTTCCTGCCAGCACTGCTCGCGTACCTCGAAGGGCGGGCGGTGCGACTTCTCGACCATAACGAAGCCCGGACGCTGCGCGGCCTTGCGCGAGCGGCGGACGGTGACGCGGTTGCCGGGCGCCACCTGGATCTCGCGGTATTCGGACGGCATCAGTTGGGCGCCCCGTCGTGCAGGCGGTCCATCGACCCGATCCCTGGATTGCGGATGCGACGCCCTGGCTGCAACCGGTCTCGAAGGGCCAAGCAAGGAGATGACTCGTGTCGGACAATGAAGCGTTCGAGCGCGCGCAGCTGCGGTTTGCCGTCGACGGAGTGGTCGCTATCGCGGCGTCGCTTCATCGGTTCAGCCCCGGCGCGCATGAAGAATTGGCGGGAACCATCCGCCGGCTGCTTGCGGACCTGAGGAAGCAGGCGCCCGAGTGGGATACGCGGGAACGCATCGATCGCCTGGATCGCCTCCTTATGTAAGTGCACGGCGCTTCCTCCCATCCCGGCAGAAGCCGCAGCGACCGTGGACCAGCCGCGGCATGTCCTCGCCGCACTCGCCGCATTCGCCGGCCACACCGGCTGGTATCGGGGCGCGGGCGGCCGCGATGCTGCGCGCGAGGTGGGCCTCGAGAAGCAGCTGCGCGTCGTCGGCGGCGTCAGCCATGGCTAACGCCTCCCGGCTGGCCCTGCCCGCGACGGCTGGTGCGCGCGGCGAGCATTCGGGCCGCGTAGGGCCAGCCGAAGACCAGAACGCCAAGGGTGAACACGGCGAACGCTCGCCAGTCGCTGGCGCCCGCGGCACCGGCGGATCCGAAGATCATGCAGGCCAGTACCACCGGCAGCCATGCCGGATTGCTCGGGTAGGGGCGGCGGCTCATAGCGGCGCCCCCAGCAAGAGGGAGGCCGCGGCGAAGATCGCCACGACGGCGACGCCGAACGGCATCACCCTCTCGATCAGCCACCGGTCGCGATCGGCGTCGACGGGGTGGGTCGGCTCAGCCATGCAGGCTCTCCCACAGCGCGTTGCAGGCGATCGCGAGGATCAGCAGGCCCAGTCCGGCGGAGCCCGCCAGAGCGCGCACGACGACTTGACTGCGCGGCTGGTCGGACCGGCGATCGACTTCCGGCGCGTTCATGCCGCGAGCCCCTGCAGGCCGTAGGCCTTCGCCCGCTGGATCATCGTCACGTGATGCTCCAGCGCGGCCTTCTCCTCCGCCATCGCCGCCTGCTTCGCGGCGCGGGCGTCCTCGATGCGCTGGAGGGACCGCGCGATGTCGTCCTTGAGGGTGAGGGGCGTCACGCGGGTCGGCGTCGGACGGCCGCGGCGCGCCTTGGCGTTGAGATCGTCCAGCACGAGCTGGAGCAACGTCTCCGGTGTGAGTGCCAGCTTTTCGGCACGCATCCGGATTCGGGCGTTCAGGTCGCCGATCGCGCGGCGCTCCTGCTGGTAGCCCCGCTGGCGCTCATCCATCTGGCTGAGGCGGGCGCTACGGCAGCGCAGCTCCGTCACCGCGCCGCGCAGGTCCTCTATGGCCTGGCGCGTGTCGGGGCACTCGATCGTGGGGGTGTCGGACACGTTTGATTCCTCGCCACCGTCTGTCGCAGCGCGAGGTGCGCCGGCTCAGGTGATGAGGGCAATGTGCGGCACACGCACTATGCCGTCAAGGCTCAAAGTGCGTTATTCGCACACTGCGTCAATCGTCGTACACCGGATCGGGCCAGAACCCGCTGTCGTCCTCGACTGCTGAAGGAGGCTTAGCTTCGGGGAGGAGCGGTCGTTCTCCGTCAAACGCGACGCGGGCCACCGCCCCGAATTTGGTGACTTCTTGGAAGATGGCCTCGATCTCGCGCCCGCTCCGGAGCATGGCACCAATCCATGGGGCCCTTTCCGCCGTCAGATAGCCGATCTGCACTCCGCGCGCGCTGAACACGCCGACTGCCTGGGGGTCCGCCGGATTGCCGGGCTCTGGAACCAACTCGACCGGCTCGCCGGGCGTGCATAGGGCGAGCTCAAACCGGCGACTGGGACCGCGCTTGTTCGGGTGTTGTGCGCCAACGATGGCGAGCGAAAGTGTACGAGCCACGCTAGCCCAGAAGGCGAGGCCCATAGTTGATGGCGGCGACAACTAGGCTCACGACACCGCCAACGATAGCAACAGTTCGCTGAACTCGAGCCGCGGCTTTGTCGACCGCTGCCTCGATATCGGTCTTCACCTCCACTCGGGTGGGCACATGCGAAATCCGCTCTTTAACGGTCGCGAGGTCGACCGGCACGCCGGTAAGTCTACCAAGGTCGCTGTGGATAGCCGCAACCTGCGCTTCGAGCTTGGCGATACGCGGTTCCATATCCGGAGACATGCCACCTCCACCTCCCACGTTCAAGGGCGGGACGGGAGGGGGCGCTGTGCCCCCAGTGCCTGCTTGCTCCAGCAGCCGCTGCAGGGCTGCGAGGGCTCCGCTGTTATCCATCAGCTTGCCCGATCAATTTAAGGAGTAGCTTACGATTTGCAGCCATCGCGGCGTACAGCTGATCGGCGGCGGCTTCTGTAGACTCATCTCCTTTTTGAGCTGCCGCCACAACCGCTGCTGCCGACAGCGCGAAGCGCTGCAGAGCCTGGAAGCAATCCACGAACTCAGCTCGGGTGATCGGTTTCTCAGCGAGCTCTCGCGGCACCTGAAGGACTGTTTCCCCCAAGGGGATGCCATGCTTGCGCGCAAGCTTCTCGGTATCGATCACAAGTCTCTCGCAAACCAGATTACGCGACCCTCGATCCTTAGGTCAGCGGCATCGACCTCAAAGTCAGGCACATTGGGATTGTCCGACATCACCATGATCTTGCCGCGGCCGGCAGCACGTAGGCGTTTGATGCCGTGCGTCCCCAGATGATCGATCCAGTAGACGCCGTGGCTGCGCGACAGCTGCTTCTCGTTGATGTCGATCATCACGCGATCGCCGGCGCGGAGCGTGGGCTCCATGCTGTCACCGATGCCCTTCACGAGCCGCAGGCGGTCGGATGGTGTGCGGGTGATCGCCTGCACGAAGCCTACGCTCATCCGGATCGGCTCAGCCTCTGCAAACTCCTCGATTAGAGTGCCTGGCCCCATCGAGAGCGACAGATCGAGCGCAATGATCTCTACAGTGTCGTCGCCCGCGGCGGGCCGGATCGGCTGGTGCTCGGACCTAGGTGCGGCAAGGGGCGGCGGGAGTGCTTCCGTGGTTGCCCTCTCTGGGATCGAAATGCCGACGCGGCGGAGAAGCTCGTCGGATGACACCTGAAGGGCATCAGCGAAGGGTTGCAAGAAGGCCAAGTCAAACCTGATCCCGCCGTTGATGACCTTCGTCACCGTCGTGCGGTCTCGTCCGATTGCCTCCGCGAGAACTTGGTCGTTGATCCCTAGCTCACGCTTTCGCGCTTTGAACCATGCTGTGTCCACGGCAGGTGAGTGCACCACGCGCACGCGCCCGTCCCGTGCGTATTTGTCACCATGAGGGATTGACGTACGTGCGTATAACGCACATTCTCTGTTCATGAGCACCGCCCTTGCAGACTACATGGCCCGCCAGCGCATCACTGACGCGGAGTTCGCGTCGCTGATCGGCAAGGATCGTTCCTTGGTGAACCGGATGCGGCGGGGTGAAGCGCGTCCCACGTTGGAGGTCGCCGCGCAGATCGAGGTCTCCACAAACGGTGAAGTCCCGATGCAAGCATGGATCGCAAAACGTGGTGAGCAGGTGGCGGCATGACGCAGTCCCGCTGCTCTACCTGCGGCGCGCATGCCCAGCACCCGGAGGCGCGCTCCTGCCCATTCGAGCGCTGCCCGCTGAAGCGCGGTCCGGCCGCTGCTGTTTTCACCCCCGTTCATGCCGATCGGAATGCCCGATGACCGCACCGCACATCCACACCCCATACCGCACCGTTCCCGCATCGTTGATGCTCAAGACGCTCGGCGAGAGCCTGGAAGCCATCAAGCACGAGGATGGGGCCACGGACGCTGACCTGGGCGCGGTGCTGGGCAAGAGCGAGGACACGGCCGCGCGCTACCGCACCGGCCTGGCCGAAATGCCCGTCGTCTCCTTCCTGCGCGGGTGCCGCGAGTGGGACGGCCGCTTCGCCAACGCCGCGCTTGCCCTGGTGGGCATGAAGCTGGCGCCGATGAACGCAGCTGATGGCTGCGACCGCAAGGGCTTCAGCGCCCTTTGCGCGCTGCTCGCCGAGATGGCGGAGGCTGTCGAGGACGACGGGAAGATCGACGACGTCGAGCTGCTGGCGATGCGCCCGGAGCTCGAGGCTGCCGCCAAGCACATCGACCGGCTGCGCGACAGGCTCCGCCTGCGCGCGGTCACCACCGGCTGAGGACCTGAGCGCCGGCACCACCGGCTGAGGAGTAGAACGATGGACGCGAAGAACAGCGCGGGGGCGGCGAGGGCCGCTTCCGCGGGCAAGAACGGCTGCGCCCTGGACACGACGTCCGCGAAGGTGCTGGCCGCGATCACGAAGGCTGCCGAAGCGGGCGAGCAGTGCCCGACGAATCAGGCGCTGACGGAGCTGATCGGAGCGAAGACCGAGTCCGGCGGGGCGAGCGCGATCGCCCGCCTGCGTCGGCTCGGCCGGATCACGATCCAGCGGGACGGGGCAGGGCGGGTCGTCACAGTGGTGGCGACCGGCAAGTCCACCGCCTCTCGCGCCGTGACGGAGAGTTCGCCCACGGTCACCGGCCCGTGGAGTGCAGAGGAAGATGCGGTGCTGGAGCGCGAACTCGCCGCCGGCAAAGGCCCGGTCGAGATCGCCAAGCTGCTGGGTCGCGCAAAGAGCAGCGTATGGCACCGGGCGAACCCGACGCGACGCGCCGCGCGGGCCGCGGAGGCGAACCCGGCGCAGGCCGCGCCGACGATCGCCGCTCAGGCCATGTGCCACAATTGCGGCTCACGCATTGCGCCTGACGTCACGTTCGCCTGCTGGGCCTGCCGTGACCTTCGGAAGGCAGCGGCATGAGCCAGAACCGATCCACGGCCGTGATGCAGCGGCGTGTCGAAGCTCACGACAGCCTCGACGACTTTCCCACTCCGCCATGGGCGACCCGAGCGTTGTGCGAGTTCCTCGATGACCACCTCGGCGAGCCGCTGAGCCAGCTGACGTGCCGAGAGCCCGCTGCGAACCGCGGGCACATGGTGCGGCCGCTCCGCGAGTCCTTCCGGCATGTGCAGGCTGGTGACGTGCACGATTATGGCGCGGGCTTCGCGGTCGAGGACTATCTGTTCGGGCTGCTCCCAGTTCCAGTAGACTGGACGATCACGAACCCGCCGTTCCGACTGGCGGAGCAGTTCATCCATCGAGCGGCCGCATCCAGCCGCCGCGGCGTCGCGATGATCGTGCGTTCCGCCTTCCTGGAGAGCGTTGGCCGGTACGAGCGCCTGTTCGCCGATCGCCCGCCAGCTTTCGTGCTGCAGTTCACTGAGCGGGTGGTGATGCACAAGGGACGGCTGGCTCCAGAAGGTAGCACGGCCACTTCCTACAGCTGGCTGGTGTGGTGGGGCTTCGAGGCCGCACCGCGCGCCGATCGCGCCACCCGTTTCCGCTGGGTTCCGCCGTGCCGCAAGCGGCTGGAGCGAGCGGCCGATTATGTCGCCACCGCCTCACCGGAGAGCGCCGCGAGCGCGGCACAACCGGCATCCTGATCGGGATTTGGAGCGGGGAAGTGGCGCGCGCCCCGTCCCGAAGACCTGAACGCGCGCCGGAGTGAACAGTATGGATCATAACCCCGAAACGGGCGAAATCATAGAGGAGCGCGCTGCGGACGGCGGCCAGCGCTACCCCGCGGCTTCGACCCTCTCCGACCTAATCCTGATGCTCAAGGACGGCCAGTTCAACGCCGATAGCAGCGCGCCGCTCCAGGAGTTCGCGCAAAAGCTGGAAGCGCTGGGGATCGACACTGGGAAGAAGGCGAAGGGCAAGATCACCCTCTCCATCGAGGTCGAGTTTGACCACGACCGGGAGTTCTCGGTGCTCACGCCCAGCCTGGCATTCAAGCTGCCGGTGGAGAAGCACGGCGCCACCGTAGCGTGGTTCACCAGCGACGGCCGCCTGAGCCCCAACAAGCCGAACCAGGGCAACCTCTTCGGCACCATCCGCGAAATCACCACTGAACCGCGCGTCGTTCGCGGCTGATCGAGGACGAACCCATGACCGAGACCGATTCCCACACTGTCGCCGACCGCACCGGAGAGCTGATGGAAACCGCCTTCAACGTGGCGGGCGAGCATCTGCGTGCCAACGTCGAGACGCTCACCGATCCTCGCGACGGTAGCGAAGCGCCATTCGTCCTGACGCGTGACGGGGCCACAGTGGTGCGTTCGGATGCGTTCGACGCCTACCGGGACTTCCCGCTGCACCGCACCGGCACCGCCTCGCTGACGCAGCTCCCTTCCTTCATCGCGCTGGTGAACCGGTTCAAGCTCTCGCACTCGGCGATCTTCGCCAGCGACGACTTCAGCAGCCCGTCGCTGACGGCAATCTTTGATTATCACCCGGACAACTCGGCTGTCGACGCGGCGGCCTTCGTCCAATCGATGCGTCACCGCGCTAGTTATGCCTTCCCGCTGTCGAAAGAATGGCAGGCGTGGATCGGCAAGGACGCGAAGCCGATGGGCATGGGCGATTTCGCCCGGTTCATCGAAGACCACATCGTCGACATCTCGGCCGACCCTGCCGATCAGTTCGCCAAGTCGTCGCAGGACTTCGTTCAGGCAAACCGCGGGACCCTCGCCACGCCGTCCAAGTTGGTCGAGATCTCGCGCGGCCTTCAGGTCTACGAGCGCGCGGTCATCAAGGAGGCCAAGAATCTCTCCACCGGCGAGGCGCAGTTCACCTTCGACAGCGAGCACACGGATGGCGATGGCAAGCCGCTCACGCTGCCGACGATGTTCTCGATCACCATCCCGGTGTTCGCGCGATCGGCCGATGCCTTCCGGTTGATCGCGCGGTTCCGGTATCGGAAAACCGGGGAAGGGCTCGTGTTCTGGTATGAGCTGTGGCGTCCCGATCTGACGTTCGAGACCGCCTTCAATGAGGCTCTCGACAAGGTCTCGGCCGAAACCGGCTTGCCGATCTACACCGGCGCGCCCGAGCAGGTCCGAGCCTGACCCATGTTCGGGTGGCTCAACCGCAAACGCGCAGCTGAGCCGGTCGCCCCCGGCGCTGCTCTGTCCAAGATCGGACACGACCAGCGCCGGGCGCTGATCCGTGCCAAGGCGGACGAGATGCGCGCGAGCATGGGTTTGCCCGCCGCCGCGTGGCCGCCATTGTGAGGGCAGCAGCGTGAAGCGCCGGACTCATAAATACGCCGCCAAGCAGGCGGACTGCTGCTTCGGGCACGTGCACCCGTCGAAGCGGGAGGCGCGACGGTGCGCCGACCTGCACCTGCTGCTGCGCGCGGGCGAGATCAGCGAGCTGGTCAACGAGCCGAAGTACTATTTCGAGGTGAACGGCCGCGCGCTGGTGCACGACAATGGCCGCCGCGCCGTGTTCACGCCCGACTTCCGGTACCGCCGCAAGCGCGACGGGCGGCTGGTGGTCGAGGACACCAAGGGCATGAGCGTGCGCGACTGGCCGCTGCGCAAGGCGCTGTTCCGCGCCTGCTATCCCGACATCGAACTGATCGAGTCATGAGCGGCGACCTGCTCGCACGCCTGATCACGGCTGGCACGCCGGCCGACCTCGTCGCCGAGGTGGCGATGGCGCTCGCCCAGGCGGATGCACAGGCGCGGGCAGGGGCGGAGGGCCTGGAGCGTCGCCGCCAGCGGGACGCCGATCGGCAGCAGGCACGGCGCGATCGCGTGCGCGCGGAGGCCGAGGCGCAGGCGTCACGCTCCGTCACGCCCAATCACGTGACGTCACGTGACGTCACGGTTTCGGCCGCCCCCTCTCCCTCTCCCCTTTCTTCCCCCCAGACCCCCCAACAAACCCCACACCCACACCCCCACCCGGAGGGTTATCACGTGCACGCACGAGGGCTGCTCGCTCGGATCGTGCTGGGCGTGATCATCGACGGCTGTCGGGCCGCAGCGGAGGGCGCAGCCGCCGCCAGCAAGCGCCGCTGGCCCAAGGACATGCCCCCACCGGCTGGCGTCGCCGATGACCAGTGGGCCGGGTTCATCGACCACCGCAAGGCGAAGCGGAACGCGCTGACGCCCCGAGCCTACCAGCTGCTGGTCGCCAAGCTGGCGGAGCACGCCAGCGACGAATGGCCGCCCGGGCGCCTGGTCGACCTGATCGTCGAGCGTGGCTGGCTCACGTTCGAACCCTCCTGGATCCTCAACTCGACTGGACCGCGCAATGCCCAACGACCTTACTACGACCGACCGAGCGGAGCGATCGAAAGCCGTCGCCGCTTTCGCGAGCAGCACGACGTGGAACCTGCCGCAAGCTATCTCGATGGCTGAAGGCGTCGACCTGATCGCGCTGGAGGCGCTGTACCGCCAGCCGCCGAAGCCGCTGCGCGAGACGGAGCCTGGGGGCATGTCGCTGCGCAACCCGGCGATGGCGGGGGCGCTCACGGCAGGGCTGGGAGACGACCTGGCGATGATCTGGACGAAGATCGCGCCGACCGCGAGCGCCGACCAGGCGGATGCCTGGATCAAGACGATGCAGGTCGCGCTGGACGATCTGCCGGGCAAGGTGGCGCGTGAAGCGGCGCAGATGGTGCTGCGCCAGCCGATCCGGTTTGCTGGCGACGTCGATGGCGCGATCCGCGAGGCCGCGCGGGACGTTCTCGCCCGCCGGTCGCGAGCCCGGTACCGGATCCGCGAACTGCGCGAGGCGATCGAAGCGCGCCAGGCGGGGCGGGCGATCGAGGGCGACACTGTCGCGCCGCTCAGCCCCGAGAAGATCCGGGCGCTGACGGCCGAGCTGCGCGCCGTCGGGCTGAGCATCGGCGCAATCACTCAGGACCAGGTGGATGCAGCGCTCGCGTTGGAGGCGGCGTGAAGGGGGAGGGTATGACGGACGAACCTATGGCAGGGAAGGGCGCCGCTGGCGCCCGCTGGTGTATCCTGCGCACCCATGGCGGCCGAACGCTGCCGCTGGCCCGCTCGCTCGCCGATGCGGGCATTTGCGCATGGACGCCCGTGGAGCATATCCGGCGCCGCATCCCCCGATCCAAGGAGAAGGAGCGGGAGTTCCGGCCCGTGCCATACCTGCCGACCTATGTGTTCGCCCCGGCCGCAGACCTGGGCGAACTTCGTCGTTTGGAGGCGGCCGAGGAGAGCGGCCATCCGGCGTTCTCGGTCTTCCGTCACTGCGGCGCCTCGGTGCTGGTGCCTGACGCGGAGGTCGCGGCCTTGCGGCAGCGTGAGGCCGAGAGCGCCCGGCGGATGGAGCAAAGCGTTGCGGCGCAGGAGCGCCAGGGTCGCCGGCAGCGTGAGCGTGCCGAGCCATACGTGCAGGGGGCACCGGTGGCGGTGGAGCAGGGAGCGTTCGCTGGGCTGTCGGGCATCGTGGAGGAGAGCGACGGACGCCACACGCTGGTGCTGTTCGGCACGTCTTTGCGCGTGACGATTGAGACTTCCACATTGCGAGGCAATGCTGTAGCAGAGGCGTTATCTGCTGACTGATCAGCCCCAGACGAGCGATGCGCCGGCGTAAGCGCCACTGCCCTCGTCAACATGAGAGACCGGTGAGGGGCCCATTTGGTGCTTCGCCGGGAGTCCGGCAGGTTACCTGAAATTCAAGATGCGAGCCGGTTAAGCGGCTCATCTGCGCAGCGCGGTCTAGAGGTGCGGATGTCGAGCACGTCCCTCACCCCAGCCGACCGGCTGCGCCGGACCTTGGCCGACGTGACCGAGCGTCCCTCGGGCGACCGCGTGCGCCGAGTTGCTGCCTGCCGAGTGAGAGGCGTATTGTATAGGCGCCGGCCGGTCAGCGACCTACAACTCCACGGGCCGGCGCGAGGCAATCTGAGCTGGAAGAGTGAAAAGGTACTTGAGAACCGTATCAATGAAAGCCTTCGCGTCGAGCAGGTCGCCTTGGCTTACTCCCTCAAGATCATGTGCTCCGTCGTTTCCGATCAGGCGTACCTCATGAGCCCAGTCCCCGATCGCCTCGGGTAGCCGCTTCTCCCGGACCAACTTCTTCAGCTTGGCATCCAGCATGCCGTTCTCTTGAGGGAATGCCTCCTTGAGCGCTAGGTCCAGGCTGCGGCGGTACATTGTGGCCGCTGCTTCCTGGCAGTCTGGGCTGAGCCGGTTGCGCTCTGCTTGCATGAAAGCCCGCTCTACAGTTCTGGGCAAGCTGGCGGGCGCTTCAGGGGCCGGCGGGCTTGGCCAGGAATCAGCCAGTTCAAAGCCTAGCGCTTCCAGGTTGGTGTCCGGCCTATTTAGGCCCTGCACTCGACTGGCGAAGGTGCTGTCGGAGGAGCTTTGTACAAGCGTGTATCTCAAGGTAGCCGAGACGGGCATGTCGCAGCGACCGCACGAGGCTCCTGCAAGTGTGGGATCGGTCTTCCACTTGGATGCCGCGGGCGGTTTGTAGCCGAATATTTGGAAGCTCATCTGGTCTGCGCCGCAGTGCGGGCACATGGTAATGAACACTGCCATCCGTCACCTTTCTCAAGTTGGCGCTCGCAACCGCGGGTGGGCGTCTCGTCCCGCGTCGCCCCACGCGATCTCCGTGTCGCCGCATCCTGAAGTTGCCGCCGTGCCTGCACGGAAGATCTGAACGGGCAGAGGTTAGCGGAGAGCTTGAAGGTGTCTAGCCCCACCCCCTTCGGGTCCTTCCGTGGCCGCAGAGTAATACGGGGGGCAAAGGCGCAACTTCCGTCTAGCCACAGGAAATCGCCTTACTTCTTCCTCCCTCCGGCGCCGCGAAACGGCCGTTTTCCGCCATTTTCGGCGGCTTTAGTAGGGAAGTACGACCCCTCTGGGAGGGAAGTGAGTGGAAATCGACATCGAGGAGCCGACCCGGCCCCAGCTTGCTGCGGTGTTCGGCGTTTCCAGCCGCTGGATCGGTGAGCTGCGCTCGAAAGGCGATCTGCCCGAGGACGGCGCCTCCTTGCTCGAAAACATCGAGGCTTGGGCGCAGGCGAAGTACGGCCTCGACGGCGCGCAGGACGCGCTAGACCTCGATGCCGAAAGCGCCCGGCTGAAGAAGGAGCAGGCCGACTCCAAGGCGATGGATAATGCCGAGCGCCGTCGCGAGTTGGCGTCGCTGCCGGACATGTCCGGTGCCGTGATCGCAGTGATCGCCATGGCGGTCTCGCGGTTGAGCCAAGTCGGCATGATCGTCGCCAAGGGCGATCATAAACTCAGGGCGCGCATCGAGAAGGCGGTGAACGACGCCCTCAAGGAGCTGAGCGTCGCCAAGGTCGAGAAGGCCAGAGGCGGAGGCCTAGATGCCGAAGAGGCCGCCGAAGAAGACTGAGCCGCAGGCCCTCCAGATCCGCGGCGACGATGCGGTCCTGGCAGCCGTTCGCGAATGGCTCGCGATGTTTGCCCCTCGGCCAAAGCCGAAGCTGTCCGAGTTCATGCTGGAGCATGCCTGTGACGACACGGGCGCCAGTATCACGCCATTCCCCTTCCAGTTGGAGATGGCGGACGCGTTCACGGATCCGGAGACGGCGCAGCTGAGTTGCCGGAAGAGCAGCCGCATCGGTTACTCGACCATCCTGCAGTCGTTCATGGCCTATCGCATCCGGTACGATCCGGCGCGCTCGCTGATCTACCAGCCGACGATCGACGACGCGGAGAAGTACAGCCGCGACGATCTGGAGCCGGTCCTGCAATGGGACATTGTCCGGGAGGTCGCGACCTTCAAGCCGAGGCACGCGGACAACCAGATCCGGGCCAAGCGCTACAAGGGCGGCTGGATCCAGATCAAGGGCGCCAATAGCCCCAAGGAGTTCCGGCGCGTCACCGCGGACGATGTGTTCCTCGAGGAGTGCGACGGCTATCCGTGGGCTACGAAGGAAGAGGGCGATCCCGCCCGCCTGGCCTATAAGCGCAACCTGACGTCGCCGCGGCGGTTCAGTGCCGCCGGCTCGACACCGAAGGTGAAGGGCTTCAGCCGGATCGACCTGCTTTTCGAGCAGGGCAGCCAGGAATTCCGGTACGTTCCTTGCCCCCACTGCGGCGAGATGCAGCAGTTGGTGTTCGGCGATGGTACCGGCGCGGGCATCCGATGGGAGCCGAAGGAGAACCCAACCCGCGCCTGGTACCGGTGCGTCAACGGCTGCGACATCGACGAAGCCGACAAGGCGGCGATGGACGAGGCTGGCGAATGGCGAGCGCACAACCCCGCCGCGTTCCCGCGCCACCGCTCGTTCCACATCTGGGCGGCGTACAGCCAGCATCCCGGCGCCGCGTGGCTGGAGATCGCGCGCGAGTTCATGGAGGTCCGCAAGGATCCCAACCTCCTTCGCACCTTTGTGAACCAGGTGCTGGGCGAGGCATGGGCCGAGCGCGGTGAGGCTCCGGAGTGGCAGCGCCTCTATGATCGCCGGGAGAAGGCGATGCGGCTGGGAACGCCTTCGGCCAAGGCTGGGCTTCTTGTCGGTGCCGCGGACGTTCAGCGCGGTGGCGGCGGCCGCATCGATCTCGACATCTGGGCTTTCGGCCAGAACGGCCGGCGCGAGTTCGTCGAGCGCATCGAGGTCTTCGGCTCGATCTCCGACAAGGCGACCTGGGCCAAGCTGGACGCGGAAGTCTCTCGCACCTGGACCAGCGAAGACGGTCGCATCATGCGGCTGGCTCGGGTGGCGATCGATTCCGGCGACGGCGAGAATACCATGGAGGTGTACGCCTGGGCCCGCCGCCACCCCGGCTTCGTGATGGCGGTGAAGGGCCGGCACATGATCACGGCGAACCAGCCGATCGGCTCGCCGACCTGGCAGGACGTCACCGTGAACGGGCGCAAGATGAAGCGCGGCGTCCGGCTTTGGAACATCGGCACGTCGATGCTCAAGCTGGAGCTGTTCGGCGACCTGGAGAAGGAAAAGCCGGTCGACGGCGAGGAATACCCGGACGGCTACGTCTATCTGCCCGACGGCACCACCGACGAGTGGATCAAGCAGCTGGTCGCCGAGGAGTTGCGGATCATCCGGCAGCGCAACGGCGGTTTCCGGCGTGAATGGCACAAGAACCGGGACCGTAACGAGGCGCTGGACAACGCCGTCTACGCTCGCGCCGTCGCATTCTCCCTTGGTGTTGATCGGTGGACGCCGGCGCAATGGGCGCTGCTGCTGGAGAAGCCGGCGGAGGAACGGGTTGCGAAACCGGCCGGCAAGAAGGCGGCTCCCGCAAAACTAGCACCGGTCGCCCCGAAGAAGCCGCCACCGCCGAAGCCGCCGAGCAACTGGATGAACCGCAGGAGGCGCTGATGCGCATCAAGATCGCAGACACGTGGCACGAGGTGAAGCTCGGCACGCCCATCATGATCGAGCTGTCTCAGGCGGATCGGCGGAACATCGCGAACATGGCGCCAACGGCCACGAAATACGCCTGCTTTGCCGATGGCGAGCCCATGAGCGTCGATCAGAAGCGCGACTGGATGGACGGCTGATGGCCTATACCCAGAGCGACCTGGACGCGCTCAGCAAGGCGATCACCGCCGGCATCAAGAGCGTCACCTATGCCGACGGCCGCCGTGTCGAATACCAGACGCTGGCCGATATGCGGGCGCTCCGTGCCGACATGAAGGAGGAGATTGCAGCCGGCGGGCGCTTGAGCCAGCCGCGCACGACCGTCGGCAGGGTGATCCGCCGATGAACGTCATGGATCGGGCCATCCAGGCCGTCTCGCCCGTTTGGGGCGCCAAGCGTGCCGCTGCGCGCCGCGCTCTCGGCTATCTCAACAAGCCGACCCAGCGGTACGTCGGCAAGCCGGGTGACTGGGACCGGAATACGGGAAACCCCGACGATGCCCGACCTGCGCGCATGGTCGATCGCAAGCGCGTGATCGACCTCGTCGCTTCCGATCCGTTCGCTCGCAAGGCGCTGTCAGCGCTCGTCAACAACACCGTCGGGTGGGGCATCACCGGGGCTCCAAAGAAGTCTCCAGCGACGTTCCGCAAGCTGTGGAACGATTGGCTGAAGGTCTGCGACTGGTACGGCCGGCTCGGCTTCTACGGCCTGCAGGAGCTGGCGGTCCGGACGATGTTTCGCGAGGGCGAGGCCTTTATCGTCTTCCAGACGCTTTCTCTGGCGGAGGCGAACGGCACGATCCCGCTGCGCTTGCAGCTGCTCGACGCGGGCATGGTGGCGACCACCATCTACAGCCACGGCGGCAACGACGTAGTGGACGGTCTCGAATACGACGCCCGCGGCCGCGTCGTTGCCTATCACTTCTATGAGGGCCGGCCGAGCCAACGCTGGGCGTCATACCGGACCGTTCGGGTTCCCGCAGAGGACGTGATCCACCTCTTCGTGCAGGAATATGTCGGCCAGCGTCGCGGGCAGAGCGTCTTCAACACGATCGTGAAGCGGCTGGGCGACATCGACGAGAGCGTCGAGGCGGAGCTGGTGCGCAAGAACGTAGAGGCGTGCTTCGCCGCGTTCATCACCCAGGGCGTCGACGACAATGGGGTCGTATTCGGCGAACTGCAGGGCGACGCTGAGGCCAGCCCGATCGGCGTGCAGTCGGAGGGGCTAACGCCCGGAATGATCAGCCGCTTGGGCCCGGGCGAGAGCGTGAAGTTCGGCGATCCTAAGGCGTCCGGGGGGCTGAACGACATCCTGCGTCTCGCCCTGCTGTCGGCGGCGGCTGGTGCCGGCATCACCTACGAGCACTTCGGCGACCTCTCGAACGTGAACTTCTCCAGCTACAAGGCTGGCAACCTGGAGTTCCAGCGATCGACCGGCCGGATCCAGTTCAACACGCTGATCCCCGTCTTCCTCGATCGGGTCGCCTCCCGCTTTCAGGAAGCGGCCTTCCTCGCCGGCATGATGCCGAACCGGTCCTATGAGATGACCTGGTCACCTCCGCCCTTCGAGAGCATCGACCGCAAGGGCGACGCCGAGGCCGACATCCTGGAGATGGCAGCGGGTCTCGAAAGCCGCCCGAACCTCGTTGTCGCGCGGGGCTACGACCCCGACCAGCTGCGGGCCGAGATCGCAGAAGATCGCAAGCAGAACGGCGCCGCAAAGCTCGTGTTCGCGGGCGATGCGCCCCCGACCCAGTTTGCGGCAGCCGCCGCAACGCCAGCCGCCGCATAGGAGCCTGCCCATGACTAAGCCGAAGCCGGCGCCCAGCGGCGTCGACGAGCCCCCGCGCGCGGTTGGCGAGACCGCCGACGGTCCGCTGCCGCCGCGCCGCAAAACGTCGGTTCTCGCGCTTGCCCTGGTGGCGGGCGCCGGCATTGCCGGCATGCTGACGCGGGACGCCCCGGGCCAACGCCCGGGTGCCGATCCGGAAGAGCGCCGCCAGCCGCAGGCAGGTGGACGGGGCACGCGCAGCCTCGCCCTCGCTCCGGACAGCTACGATGCCGAGGCGCACACCGTGGAGGCGGTCCTCTCCACCGGCGCGGCCGTCCAGCGCTATTACTTCGTCGAAGAGCTGGAGATCTCGACGGAGGCGATCGACCTCGGCCGTGTAGCCGGCGGCGTCTGCCCCTTCCTCGACACACACATCCAGTCGCAAGTCGGCGCTCAGATTGGTCGCGTCACGCAGGCGCGTGTCGAAGGCGGTCAGCTGATCGGCACGCTGCAGTTCGACCAGACTGCTGCCGGGCAGGAGATCGAGGCGCGCGTCGCCCGCGGCGAACTTCGCGCGATCTCCATCGGCTACCGCGTCACCCGCTGGCAGATCACCGCCACCGACGAAAACGACAACGAGACCTGGCGCGCTGTCGCCTGGGAGTTGCTGGAAGCCAGCCTCGTGCCCGTTCCCGCTGATCCGAACGCCGTGGTTCGGTCTGCACCCGGGACCCCCGCCCACGGAACCCAAGAGGAAGAAGATATGCGACGGAACCTTCCGGGCGGCGGTGTCGCCCACCCGAATGCCAACCGCGGCGCCGCTGCCCCCGCGCAGACTGCCGCCGACACGACCGTTGTCGCCGAACCGAACGGTGGCACCCGCACGGACCCGAACACTCCCACGGGCGCGGGCTCGGGCGCGGCCCCGGTCGGTGACACCCGCACCGCGGGCGGCGTGTCGGCGTCGCGGATCCTCGACCTGTGCGGCCGCTCGGCCTCGCTCGGCAGCGAATTTGCCGCGGAGCTGATCCGCGCGAACGAGACGACGCCGCTGACCGAAGCGGACCTGCTCGGCCGAGTGAACGAGCGCCTGATCGCCGATCGTCCGACGATCGACGCGCGTGCCGGAGCCACCGGTACCGAGAGCGAGAGCTATCGCCAGGCTATCGAGGACGCGGTGATGCTCCGCGCAAACCCCGACACGCAGCTGCCGGACGAGCCGGGCCGTACCCGTGCACAGCGCCTGGAAGCCGCGCGCGAGTTCCGCGGCATGACGCTGATGGAGCTGGCACGCGACTATCTCGGCCGGACCGGCATCAACACCCGCGGCATGGGGCGCCTGGACGTTGCCGGCGCCGCGCTGGGCATGCGCTATGGCGCGCTGACCACCAGCGACTTCGCGAACGCGCTCGGCTCCGTCACCAGCCGCCGGATTCGCGGTGCATTCGATGCGGCACCTCAGACGTTCCGCCCGATCGTCTCGACCGGCACGCTGCCCGACTTCAAGCCGGCGCAGATCATCGGCCTCGGCGATGCTCCGGCTCTGCTGAACGTGCCCGAGAACGGCGAGTTCAAGCGCGGTGCGATCACCGACACCGGTATGACCTATCGGCTGTACACCTATGGTCGCATCATCCCCATCTCGCGGCAGGCGATCGTCAACGACGACCAGAACCTGTTCGGCCGTATCCCGACCATGTTCGGCCGCAAGGCGGCGGACCTGGAGAGCGATCTCGTCTGGGGTATCCTCCTGTCGAACCCCGCGATGGCGGACGGCGCACCGCTGTTCCATGCGAGCCATGGCAACCTCGCGGCGTCGGGCGGCCCGATCAACGTCGAGAATGTCGGCAAGGGCCGCCAGGCGATGCGCCAGCAGAAGAGCAACGAGGGTGGCTTCCTCAACATCGGCGCCACCTACCTGATCGTGGGCCCGGCCCAGGAAACGGCCGCCGACCAGTTCGTCACCGCGATCACCGCCAACACGAACAGCGCGGTGAACCCGTTCGCAGGGCGCCTCCAGGTGATCGTGGAGCCGCGCATCACGGACAACAGCTGGATGCTGTCGGCGGATCCCAACGCCTTCGACACCATCGAGCTGGATCACCTGCTCGGCCAGGAGGAGCTGTTCACCGACACCCGCGTCGGGTTCGACGTCGACGGCGTCGAGAACAAGGCGCGCCTCGATGTCGGCGCGGCCGCGCTCGACCACCGCGGCTTCTACAAGTCGCCGGCCTACTAAGCCGCCAGTCCACTGCATTGGCGGCGGGCAAGGCTCCCGCCGCCGGGAGAACCCACATGAAGACCATCAGCTTGCGGCAGCCCCTGCCGATCGGCGGGCCTGTCCACCATCCGTCGGAAGGCCCGGTGACCGTGGATGACGCTCTCGCCGAGCACCTCGTCAGCAGCGGCCTCGCCGACGAAGGCGACGGCGAAGAGGACGACGAGGAGTTCGACGAAGAGGACGAGGCCGACGGCCTTGAGGACCTCACCGTCGCCGACCTCGGCATCCTGGTCACCAAGGAGGGCGTGCCGCTCCATGGCGCGACCAAGAAGGACGACATCATCAAGGCGATCCGCGCTCACCGCGCCGCCGAGTAAGGAGCAGCATCGATGAAGAACCATATCCAGCCGGGGGTGAACCTCACCCTCACGGCTCCGCGCGACCTGGCGAGCGGCGAAGGCTTCCTGGTCGGGTCGATCTTTGCCGTCGCATCGACGGCGGCCAAGGCCGGCGAGCAGGTGGTCGGCGTCACCGAACAGGTGTTCGATCTGCCGAAGGCGACCGGTGCGGTGACGCAGGGCGCGAAGGCGTATTGGGACGATGCCGCCCATAACGTCACGACCGTCGCCGGGGGCGTGCTGATCGGCGCGTTCGTCGACCCGGCAGCGAGCGCGGCAGCGACGGCACGCGTGAAGCTCACCGGCCAGATCGCCGCCTGAGCGATGGATCCGTTCGCCTCGGCGCTCGACGCCCTGTTCCACGGGCCGGGCTCCGAGGCGGCGGATTTCGTGTCGGAAAGCGGCGTGCAGGAGGGTGTCCGCATCATCCGCTCCCGTCCGACTGCCGATGCCCCGTTCGGAGACAGCCGGATCCGGCAGGACACGACCGAGATCGATGTGCGCCGCTCGGAGGTGCCCGAGCCGGCACCCGGTGACCGCTTCGTGATCCGCGAGATCGATCCGGCCACTCAGGCGGAGGTCGAGACCGTCTGCATCATCGCCGGAGATCCGGCGCTCGATGTTGAGGGCATGAACTGGACCTGCTCGGCGCCGCCGGCATGAACGTCGAGATCGGCATCCCCGACTTCGCCAAGGTGATGCGGGAGGCCCAGGGCGGCGTCGCGCGAGCCGCGACCGTCGCGATGCGCGCCACCACCGGTGATGCGCTGCGCGAGCTGCGCGGGCAGGTCACGTCGGCCGGGCTCGGCCAGCGCATGGCGAATACCTGGCGGGGCAACGTCTATCCGAAGTCGCGCAACGGCATGAACCCGGCCGGCTACATCTACAGCCGCGCGCCGGACATCATCGACAGTTTCGTGCGAGGCGCGACGATCGTGCCGGTCAACGGCACCCGCTTCCTCGCCATCCCGACCGACAATGTGCCCCGGGCGCTCGGCCGGCGCGGATCCTCGCGCCGCATGACGCCGGCGCAGGTCGAGCACACGTTCAACCAGGACCTGTTCTACCAGCGCGGCAAGAACGGCCGGGTCCTCGCCTTCATCAACGCGGTTGGCGCGCGGCGCGGCCGTGGCATCCGCCAGGGTACGAAGCGCCGGCTGGCCCAGGGTCGGGCGCTCAAGCGCGTGCTGATGTTCACGCTCGTGCCGGCGGCGCGCATGCCCAAGCTACTCGACCTTGAAGGTCCGGCCGCCCGCTGGAGCGCCGCCTACATCGACGCCTTCACGCGCGGGCTGGAGAAAGACTGGTGAGCAAGCGCCTTGAGGTCCTCGCCGCGGTGAAGGCGCTGGTGCAGTCCGCCCTGCCGCACGTGAAGGTCATCGGCCTCGATGGCGAGGATGCGGCGCCGATGCGCGTACCCCCGACGGGAATGGTGGTTGTCCGAAGCGGCGACCCTGGCGAGCCAGAGGTCGACCTCTGTCCGCCCGTCTACCACTACACGCACCGCATTCCGATCGAAGTCAGCGCCTACGAGACGACGGCCGAAAGCGGCGAAGAGATCGTCGACCGGATGATGGGTCTGATCGGTGGCGCGGTCGAAGCGAACCGCACCCTCGGCGGACTTTGCGACTGGCTGGAGCCCACCGGCCCGAACACCGACGACATCTACACCGAGGCCGCGACCCCGGCTCGCGGCGGCGATTTCGACCTGGTCGCCTCCTACTCGACCACTTCCCCTCTCAACTGAGCCCGAAGGAACCCACCATGGCCGTTCAGCCTATCCGTCGGCGCGCGCTCGGCATCAATGCCGTGCAGGCGGCCGTGTTCGAGACGTCCTATGGGCAGACGCCCACGACCGGCTTCAAGCGCCTGCCGTTCGTCAGCAATGCGCTCGGCGAAGAGCGCCCGTTGATCGAGGACGATCAGCTCGGATTCGGCCGCGAGGGTCTGGACCCGGAATACGACGTCGCGACCAACGACGGCGATGTCGTGGTGCCGATGGACACCCGCGCGTTCGGCTGGTGGCTCAAGCTGCTGCTGGGCGATCCGGTGTCCGCCACCGCGGAGGGTGTCACCACGCACACCTTCACCTCCGGCAAGGACCTGCTGCCGTCCGCCTCGATCGAACTCGGCAACCCGGAGATCCCCAGCTACTCGGTCAACTTCGGCGCGCTCGCCAACCAGCTGCGCGTCTCGATGGCGCGATCGGGCATGCTGAACGCCACGATCGGCGTGATCGCGCAGGGCGAGACCCGCAAGCAGGCGCTCAGCGTCGCCGGCGCCCCCGAACTCTTCCACGGCGATCGCTTCCAGCAGGCGACCGGCTCGATCAAGCGCGGTGGCGAGGTGCTGGGCAGCGTCACCGCCGCCGGCTTCACCTATTCCAACAACTTCGAGAAGGTGGAGGCGATCCGCGAGGACGGCCGGATCGACGGCGCGGATCCTCTCAAGGCGATGATGACCGGCGAGCTGACGATGCGGTTCGACCGGCTCGATCTCTACGACGCCTCGGTCGACGGCACGCCGATCGACCTCGAGTTCGGCTGGAAGCGCGGCGCCACCTCCAGCCTGATCTTCACCGTGCCGCGCGTGTTCCTGCCGCGCGTGAAGCGACCCATCAGCGGGCCCGGCGGCATCCAGGCGACGTCGAACTGGCAGGCGTCCGGCGCTGGCGGCCACACGCTGACCGCCGTGCTGACGAACGACGTCGCCAGCTACTGATCCCCCAGCGGAGAACGCCCGTGAAGAAGGAAGACACCGCCGCGGAGGCGGCGAAGGAAACGCCCGTGCCGCTGCCGACCCACGTCGCCGCCGGCGTGAGCCCCGAGTTTGCGAAGCTTCGCGTCCTGGACGCAGAAACGGGCAAGCGCATCGCGCATGTGCTGGAGGCGGACACGGAGAAGGGGTTCGTCCGCCGCTATGCCGTGGAGGGCGGCAACTTCGTGCGCGAGGGCAGCGACCTGAAGGTCATCGAGGAGGAGCGCAAGGTCCGCCTCGAGTGGATCGGGGACGCCGCCTGATGCTCGTCGTCAGCAAGCGGGCCGAGGGCCCGGCCTGGCTGCCCGTTATGGGCGCGCAGGTGCTGTTCGCCCCCATCGACCGCAAGATGATGCGCGCCGCGCGTCGTGCGGCGGTGAAGGCTCTCCGCGGCGAAGATGCTGCGGAGGCGGACGAGGCTGGCGATGCGCCGGCCAGCGAGCAGCTGGAGGAGTTGGGGGATGCCCTCAGCGTCGCCCTGATCCTCGCCGGAGCGCTCGACTGGAAAGACGTTTGCCGGATGGCCGACGGCGAGGACACCAGCGCCGGTGAACCGCTGCCGTTCAGCCGGGAGAACCTGGAGCACGCGCTCTCCGACCCGCTGATCTTCGACGCGTTTGACCGGGCGTATGTCATGCCGTTCGTCATGCGGGAGCGGACAAAAAACGTCTCCGCCGCCTCTCAGAATGGCACTGGGGAGGCGGCGATGCAGGCGGACGCTATTGCCAGCTTACCTGCCAAGCCGGGGAAAGCGGCCGGTGCAAAGCGTGCCCGTACCGGATCGAAGAGCCCGACACCGCGGAAGCGGAAGGTGTCTGGGAGGTCCTGACCTCCTGCGATCGGCAGCTGCGGGTCGGGGGTGGCATGGCAGGCAAGCCGTTCGCCTTGGATTACGCGGCGGTGATGGCGGTCGGCGCCGCTCTGGATGCCGACATGGAGATGCTGGCGGACGTGCTGCCGGCAGCGGAAGCCGCGATCGTCGCGCAGTTCGCCGGCGACGGCGAGGATTGAGGAGGGCGCGTGGAAAAGTCCGTCTCGATCCGCATGGGAACCACCGGCAAGGCCGACGTCACCCGCACCTTTGACGAGATCGCCGCTTCTGGCGATGCATCGGCGAAGCGCTGGAGCAAGGCCTATGAGCGCGCCGGCGAGGACGTCGAAGCCGCCCTGCAGCGCCAAGCCGCCGCCGCCGCCAAGATCGCTGCCATCGCGCCGCAGTCTTCCGTGCAGATGCGGATCGAGGATGCGAACGGTACCGGCTTTGGGCAGTGGGAGGGCTCTGCCCGCCAATCCGCCGCAGCCTTCAAGGAGCTGATTGCCGCCGAAGAGCAGCTGGACGCGCGCACCCGCGCATTGGTGAGCGCCATCGATCCGGCGTTCGCGGCGCAGCAGCGCTACAATGCCGAGATGCGTGAGGCCGCGGCGCTGCATGATGCCGGGCGGATCACGCTCGACCAGTTCATTGCTGCCGAGCAGCAGGCTGCGGCCGTGCTCGACAAGGTGGCTGGCACCACGCGCACCACGGCGCAGGAAACTGCTGAGCTCACCGCCATGCAGGCGCGGGTGGAGGCGGCTGCTGGGACCGGCTTTGGGCAGTGGGAGGGCTCGGCCAAGCGCTCTGCGCTGGCGATGGGCGAACTGCTCGATGCCGAGGAGAGGCTGGAGCAGCGTACGCGCGCGCTGATCGCCGCCATCGACCCGGCCGCAGCCGCGCAGATGCGCTTCGACGCGGAGATGGCGAACGCAAGGGAGCTCGTCAGCCGCGGCGCGATCTCGCTGGACCAGTATGTCGCCAAGCTCCGGTTGGAACAGGACGCGCTCGACGACGCCACCGCCGCGCAGATGCGCGCAAACGTTTCCCAGGGACAGCTTCGTGCCGGCGGCCAGCAGCTCGCCTACCAGATCGGAGACATCACCCAGCAGTGGGCGCTGAACACGCCGTTGATGGTGATCTTCGCCCAGCAGGGTGGGCAGGTGGTGCAGGCGCTCGACCTGATGACGGGCGGCGCCAACCGCTTCATCTCCTTCATGGCCGGTACGTGGGGCGCTGTCCTCCTGGGTGCCGTCATGATCGTTGGGCAGTTGATCAGCCGATCGGGCGACGCGAGCACCGCAGCCGACGAGCTGGCAAAGCATCAGGAAAGCCTGTCCGGGATCATCGACAAGACGACCGGCCGGATCAAGGAACAGAACCAGGCGCTGTTGCAGAACGCGATTCTCGCCGCGCGCAAGGACGTGAACGACACGCGCGCTGCCTACGTCGACGCGCGCAGCAGCTTCGTGAACACGGCCGTGCCGATCCCAGGTCTGGCGCAGCTGCAGCAGCAGTTCGCTCGCGGCGAAAAGAGCGCAGCGCAAGTCTCGTCCGAACTGGCCGCTCTGACCCGCGAGTTCAAATATGGGACCACCGGCTATAAGCAGGTGGAGCACCTGCAGGGTCTGCTGAAGAACATCGTGGATACGGCGCGGACGGGTGTCAGCGCGCAGGCACAGGCAAGGCTGCTGAATGGCGCCGGCCGGCCGGGCGATGCGGCGATCGCGTTTGGAGACTTCAGCGGGGGCCGGAATGACCCTGCGAACACCGCCATCCTTGATGCTCAGGCGCGCTTGCAGGCAGGGAACCTGAGCAAGCTGCAAGAGGCGCAGGAAAAGCTCACCATCGCGCGCGAGAAGGCGAAGGAGGAACTGGAAAAGGGCATCATCACCCAGGACCAGTATACCGCCCGTCTGGCGCCACTCGAGGCGGCTGTGAACGCCGCCCGGGAGAAGACCGACCGACATGGCCAGTCCCTCGCGCGGCAGGCCGCGGCGATGGACGTAAATGCGCAGGCTTCCCTCGATCTAGCGCGCGCCTATCTGGTCGGTGGTGACGCCGCACTCCGCGCCGAGGCGGCCCGCAAGGGCCTGACCGACGCGACCCGCCGGGGCATCGACACCGACGCGCAGGTGCAGCGCCAGCTGCAGGTGATGGTCGGCGAGCAGGTGGCGAACGGCGCGAAGTCGGTCGCCCAGCTGCGCGAGGAGACAGAGGCCCGAGCGGCTGTGCGCGCCCAGGTCCTCGCCGGCACGCTGCCGGTCGAGGGGATGGCGCAGGCGCTGTCGGACGAGGCGGCGCTGCGCCCGCTGCTCAAGCTCCAGACGGTCGCGCAGGGCGAGGCGCTGGAGCAGCTGACGAAGGTGATCGAAGCCTATCGCGCGGCGCTGGCGGAGATGCACGCGGAGGAGGCGAAGGGCGCAGCGGCCGTCGAGACCAAAGCGTCCAAGGATCGCTTTGCGGAGACGATCGAGAGCATCCGCGACCTGGGCAAGGATCCGCTAACTGCCGCGCTTGATGCCGCGCGGCGTGCTGCGGAGCGGGACGCGGACGCCAAGAAGCTGAAAGGCGACGATCGAAGCGGGTTCGTGGAGGCGCGTGTTAATGAGGCGCGCGGCAACGAAGCATATCGCCGGGCGCAGTTCTACATGGGCACCGCTGCTGATCAGCGGGATTCGCTGGAGATGGCGAAGCTGGACCTCTCCCTCGCCGCGGCTGGCAACGACGAGCGCGATCGCGCGATGGCGAAGCTGGAATTCATCCTCCGCATGAAGCGCGAGGGTATCACTGCCGATAGCGAGGAAGGCCGGAAGCTGCTGGAGAACCAGGAGCTCCTTGACGGCGTCGCTGCCAAGGCGAAGCTCGCGGCCGCCGGCTTCCAGGAGATGCGCGACTTCGGCAACGACTTGGTGGACACGGTCCTGTCGGAGGATACCTGGTCCAGCTGGGGCAATGCCGGAAAGACCGTCCTCAACATGCTGAAAAGCGAGTTCGTGAAGCTCGCGCTGCTCAACCCGCTCAAGAACCTGATCAACGGCGACAAGGCCCTGCCGACGCTGAGCGGGATGCTCGGCAAGCTGGGCAGCCTGTTTGGCGGCAAGCCCGGCAACAACGCGGCTGGCACGGAATGGTGGTCCGGCGGCGCGACGTGGCTGGCGGAGAATGGGCCTGAGATCGTCAACCTGCCGCGCGGGTCGAAGGTCACCCCCGCTGGTGAGACGCGCCGGCTTCTCGGCGGTGGCGGGGCGCTGGGCGGCGAGCTTAGGCTGAAGCTCGACCTGACCCCGTCGGCCTACTTCGACGCCCGCGTGTCCTCAGTGGCCGGCCCGCTGGTGGTTGAAGGAGCGCAGGTGGCGGCAGCTGGCGGCGCAGCGATGGCGGAGGCGAACGACATGGCGGCAGGTACGCGCAGGCTCGGCCGGTGGCGGGGCTGATGCCGGTCGAGATCCCGCACCTGCGGATCAAGTCGTTCGCCCTGCGCCCGCGCCTGTTCAGCGGGGAGCAGGAGGGGGCGCTTGGCGGGCCGGACCTGCCGATCCCGCGGCCGGGCGACCGCTTTGCTGTCGACGTGGTGACCACGCAGTTCCGCAACGATGCCGAGGGGCGGATGATGACCGCGGCGCTGTTCCAGGCGAGCAACAGCAGTGCGATCATGCGGATCGTCCAGCCGAACCGCGCCCGGCGATCGGCAGGGTTCACGGCGGTGGTCGACGGCGGCGACCAAGGCGGCATGACTTTGTCCCTGCGCGGTTTGCAGCCGGGCGGTGCGCTTACCCGCGGCAACTTCTTCAGCATCGTGCACAACGGCCGCCGCTACGTGCACATGATCGCCTGCGCCGGCCAGATGATCGTGCCAGCGGACGGGCGGGTTGCCCTGCCGATCTGGCCGATGCTGCGATTTCTGACGGTCGACGGCGAGCCGGTCGAGTTCGTGGCGCCGATGATCGAGGGCAAGCTCCTCGGCTTCGACAAGGGCGCCAGCTTCGTGCGTGCGAAAACCGAGCCGCTGTCGTTCAGCATCCAGGAGCGGGCATGACCTTTCGCCTCACGCCACAGATGTCGGCGGCGCTGCGCACGGGACAGTATCCGTTCGCCCCGCTCGTGCGGGTGCAACTGCCGGACTATACGCTGTGCCATCTCGTCGGGTCGGCGGAGGTCCCGTTCAACGGCGAGCGCTTTGTGGGGGAGGATCCTCGCTTTGGCATCCTGGTCGCCGCGAGCAACCTTAAGGATGGCGTGGTCGACGAGGCGCCGGACTGGTCCCTGACCTTTGTTGCTCCGCAGGGGGCGGCAGTTTCGGAGTTGGTCGCGGCGACAGCCCAAGGGGGCGAAGTCGGGGGTTGGTTGGGATTGATCAACCCCGCTGACGGGCGGCTACTCCCGGAGCCGATCCAGCTGTTCGCCGGCGAGCTGGACGTGCCACGGGTCCGTGTGGGTCGGGGCACCCTAGCCCTGGAGTGGCGCTGCGCCTCCGCGCTCGAACCGTTCCACGACGAAGAGAAGGGCGCGCGCCTGTCCGACAGCTGGCACCGGCTCGTGTGGCCGAACGAAACCGGTCTCGCGAACATGACGGGGACCGACAAGACATCGATGTGGGGCGTCGAGAAGCCGCCCTCCACCGTGCGCGTTACCGGCGGCAGCGCCACCGCATCCTTCCTGGGGAACATCGGGCTATGAGCGCGCCTCTCCGCCGCCAGCAGGCGGCACAGGCGGCCGTCGACCGGTTCAAGGGCCAGCCGCTCGCATACGGGAAGAACGACTGCGTCCGGCTGGCGGCCTTCGTCCTGCGCAAGATGGGGCACCGGCCACAGCTGGCGAGGGCAGGGACCTACAGCAACGCCTTGGGCGCGGCGCGCGCATTGCAGCGCGCCGGGTTCGAGGATCTCGCGGCGGCGGTCGACGCGCTCGGGCTGCCTCGGATCGCACCTGCCGCTGCATGGGTGGCGGACCTGGTGCTGCTGCCAGCCGACGGGCCGTTCGGCGGTGCCCTCAGCGTCGCGGTGGGGAACGGCCGTGTGCTCGGCTATCACGAAGACGTGGAGGGGGCGGACATCCTCCAGCCGGTGAAGTACCTCGCGGCTTGGCGCGTCTAGCTTGCCGGCCGCATAGGCGCACATGCCAACGCCTGTTTCGCCGGCATCCAGGAGCGAACGTGCGTACCAGCCGGAGTGACCGATAGGTCTATCCGAGCCGCTGCCTTCCCTGCGCCGACGCCCCCGGCGATCCACACCAACGTCACCCGATCTGGCCGGTCCGGCTGGCGGTACACGTTGGGCGCGAGCCAGCCGTCCATATCGATCAGGCACCGCTCGACATCACCGATCGAAGCAGGCGTGTCGTAATCAGCGACGGGTTCCTTCTCGTCGAACTTCGACAACGGCCCAGACAGGGCGGGGGCGCTGAGCAGCAGTAGCGCCGCGGCAATCATCTTCATCAGATCCCTCCCTCAGGAGCACGCATGGCCAAGGCTCTCCGTACGGCAGCCTTTGTTGTAGGCGCAGTAGCGCTCGCCGCAACCGGTGTCGGCGCGGCCGTGTCCCTTGGCGCGGTTGCGGCAAGTGCTGCCACCGCCACCGTGGCGACGGTAGCCACCGTGGCCCAGGTTGGCGCCGCCGCGCTCTCCATCGCCGCCTCGATCGCGCAGCCGAAGGGTTCGCTCGGCGGCAACCCGACCGAGTTCACGATCGATAAGGAGTCCGGCATCCCGTATGCGATCGGCCGGACCTATTCGGCCGGCAAGGTCGTGCACCGCCAGTACTACGGCTCGAAGAACAGCCTGGAGAGCTGGGTTGCGGTCCATAGCCTCGGCCCGATCAAGAGCCTCGGACCGTTTCAGGTGTCGAAGGCCACCGTCCCATTCCAGAACGGCGCCGCGATCGGGACCTATGCGGGCTATATGTGGCTGGACCAGCAGCTGGGCGCCTGCCCGGAAGCCCGCGCGCTACAGGGCCCGCAGGGGCCGTTCCCCGGCTGGGACCCGACGTCGAAGCTGTCCGGCCTCGCCGCGGATCTCTGGACGCTCAAGTTCGACACCAAGGGCAAGAAGTACCCGAACGGCGTCCCCGAGCGCGGGCGGATCCTGGAGGGCGTGTTCGTCTACGATCCGCGCCTCGACAGCACCTATCCGGGCGGCTCCGGGCCGTGCCGGCTGGGGCAGGAGGCAACCTACGTCTACAGCGAGAGCCCGGCGCTGCATGCCATCACCTGGGCCTATGGCCGGGTGCAGAACGGCACGCTGGTAGCCGGCGGCGGGATGAAGGTCGTGGGGATCGACCTGGCGCCCTTCGTCGAGTGGGCCAACGTCTGCGATGCCAACGGCTGGAAGGCGGGCGGGATCGTCTACACCAGCGCCGACAACGACTGGGACATCTTGAAGATGATCTGCCAGGCGGGCGGTGCGGAGCCGATGCCGGTCGGCGGGCAGTTGTCGGTGACCTTCAACGCGCCGCGCGTCTCGATCGGCACGATCACGAGCGCAGACATTATCGGCGACGTCGACGTGCCGGGTACCGCCAGCCGCCGCGCCCGCCGCAACACCGTCATTCCTCGGGTGCGGCTGGAGAGCCACGGCTGGGAGGTCGTGCCGTTGAACGCGATCGCGATCCCCGACTATGTGGCGGTCGACGGCGGCAGCCGGCCGAAGGAGATCACCTTCCCGCTGGTGCAGCAGGTCGACCAGGGCGCGCAGCTGGGGCTCTACGAGATCCTGAACGGCCGCGAGCTCGACGGCATTCTTCTTCCCTGCAAGGCGACGATGATCGGCTACCGGCCGGGCGACTGCCTGACGGTGGACATTCCCGAAGCGGCGATGGTCGGCCGGGACGTCGTAGTCCGCAACCGCGAGATCGACATGGCGACTGTGGGCGTGACGTTCACCTGCCGGTCGGAGACGGCCTCCAAGCACAGCTTCGCGCTCGGGCACGGCGGCACGGCGCCGCCCACGCCCGACCTCTCGATCCCGGAACTGGACCTGAGCGCACCGGATGCCGGCGATTGGACGGCCAATGGCGCCGTGCTGAGCGCCAACGGCGTGTCCTTCCCGGCGGTGATCGTCACCGGCTCGGCCGACGATCGCCCGCTGGCGGGCGTGCTGTTCGAGTATCGGCCGTACATCCCCGATGCGGATTCGGACGCCGGCTGGAGCGGCGGCGGTCTCGACGGGCCGGGGATCACGCGCAAGGAGATCACCAGCGTCACCTCCGACACCCAGTACGAGGTCGCGGTGCGCTACATGGTGGGCGGGACCTATAGCGACCGGCTGGTGCTGGGACCTGTCACGGCTGGCGTGTTCAGCGCCTCCGGCGGTGCGCAGGCGGCGATCGCGACCTCCTTCCCGATCGGGCTGACGATGTCGGCCGCCGACACCGGAGCGGTGGCGATCAGCGCGCACACGCGTCGCTACACGGACGGGCACGTCGACGTCGCCGTCAACGGCGCGACGATCAACACCGGCCTGGAGCCCGGCGCCTTCCGCGCGATCGGGTATGACGACGAAGACCGGGAAGGCGGCGCGGTCGCCTATCAGCTGTTCGAGGACGACATCGACGCCCGCGCGTCTCCGGACCATCCTGGGCGCCACTACCTCGGCTACGTCATCATCCCCACCGCCGGCAGCCCGCCGTCGGGCGGGGGCGGGGCGGCCCCGCCGGGCGGGTACTGCGTGACTACGGACACGCCGATCCTGATGGCGGATGGCAGCGAGAAGCCGGCTGGTGAGATCGTGGTGGGCGATTGCGTCCGGACCCGCCACGAACTGCGGCTGAACGATGTCGCAGGAGGCTGGGGCATCTTCCCGGTCGAGGCGGTGGAGATCGCGGAGAGCGAGGACGTCTGGGAGGCCGAGGTGGGCGGCCGGATGCTCCGCGCGACCGGCGAACACCTCGTCTACACCGGCAGCTGGCGGCCGATGCGGGAGATCGGTGCCCAGCTCGCCGGCACGCACACCATCGTGAAGATGACCGTGACCGACGCCCACACCTACGTCTCGAACGGCGTCCTCTCGCACAACATCAAGATGAACACGCCCGAGATGCCGAACCAAGCCTGAGGCGCGCGCCTCCACGACACGCTTCCAATCAGGGGAACCGCAAATGGCGACTGATGCCCGCTGGGACATGGCGTTCCGGCGCAACAATGTGCGCACGTTCACGATCCGGCTGAAGGGCGTGGATCTCACCGGCAAGACGATGCGCCAGCAGGTGCGCCTGGCGCCGGACACTCCCGGTGCGCCGGTGATCGCGCTGGAGACGGTGACCTCTGCGACGGCGGAAGGCCTGCGCCTGGCGGCCGTCGAGGTGGTCGACGGCGCGCCGGTGAGCACGATCATCGGTCGCTACAATCTCACCACCATGCGCGACAAGCTGCCCTACGGCGGCGAGGTCGGCGACGACTATCCCATGGTCCACGAGATCGAGATCGACGGAAAGACCCGCTTCTACGGTCGCTGGGTTGCCCGCGCGACGGTGCTGGATAGCGAAGCTGCGCCGTTGCAGCGGGAGCCGCTGGCTGGCGTCCAGCGCGGCCTCGTGTCGGCGGACACGGTAGAGATCTCTGCCACCATTTCCGCGGACGAGGCGATCGAGGTCACGCTGGATGGTGCTGGCGATCTGGGCCCGCTGCTCGGCAGCGCGCAAACTGCAGCGGCGGCCGCTCAGCAGGCTCTCGCCATGGTGCAGCATGCAACGAAGACGCTGTACTCCGACGCTGTCCTCGGCCGTATGCAGGCGCCGGTCGCGGGATTGAAGGCGGCGAACAACACCTTCCTGATCGGCCCGATCCCGGCCGCCGACTTCGTCCGCAGCGTCGAGTTCGCTTCAAACGGTGCGGGCACCTTCCAACTTGCCCGATATACGCTCGCCGACGGGATCTACACGCGGCAGGCGGCAAGCGCGGTCGTCACGATCAACGACGCCGGTGCGAAGACGCTGACCTCTGCCGATTACGGGGAGTTTCCCGTCCAGGCGGGCGACTACATCGGCTTTTACGGCAACGGGCCGCTAAGCTATACGGCATCCACCGCGACAGACACCTTCGCATGGAAGCAGATGGCGGCCGGACTGCCGGCAAGCGGCGCCGCGACGGACGGGAACATCGCTTCGCGCATCGAGGTCCGCATCACCGTGTCGAAGCAGGTGGTGTCCGCGTCGGGGTTTAGCGCCCTTCAGGCTGCCGCGGCGGCTCTCCAGAGCACGGTCTCCGCAGATTCCCTGATCGTGGCCGGGCTGAGCCGCACCGGCGTGACGCAGACGATCGGCCGCACGTCGGAGCCCGTCACCGGCAGTTCTGCGAACTCTGCGACCGTGATCTTCGCGACGCCGATCGCCAAGGACGGCAGGCTGAAGGTGGAAACCTTCGCTGGCGAGCCGAGCACGATGAAGGTCGGACGCTACACGTTGTCCGGAACGACCGTCACGCTGGTCGCGTCCTACACCTACACGCTGGCCGCAGGCGGGTTGCAGACGGTGGCAACCGACATCCCGGTGAAGGCCGGTGAGCTGATCGCCGTGCAGGGCGCGGCGAGCTTCACTTACACGGGCACGAATGACGCTGGCGGCTACTACACGACCGCGGCAGGGATGCCCGCCAGCGGCACCGTTCAGAGCGCCAAGCTCACTACCAACAGCTTCCAGGTCCGGCTATCCGTCACCACGACGACGCCGATCGTGACCGCGGACAGCTTTCAGGCGCTGCAAGAGGCAGTCGCCGCGGGCGGCGGCAGCGGCAGCAGCCCTGCAAGCGGGCCCATTCTCCCGTTGTCGCAGCCCAATAGAATCCCGTTGCCAACACCGGACGGTTGGAGCGGGCTGCTCTCCTATGGGCAGTCGCTTTCCTCGGCATGGCTGTCCGTGCCGCCGATCTCGACCGCGCAGCCCTATAGCAACCTCACGTTCGGCAGCGGGCCGAAGTCGGGGAAGGCTGGAAACACCTACAATGCCGGCAACACCTCCCCGGGGACGTCCACCTCGAAGCCGTTGGTGGAGGATACCGCCGCCGCGGACGGCGCCGGCTCGGCAGGCGAGACACCGTGCTCCGGCGCGGCGAACACGTTCGTGGAGCTTGCCTTCATCAACAACGGCGTCGACCCGGCGGCGAACGTGGTGTTCGCGAGCGCGCCTGGTCACGGCTCCTATCGGATTACGCAGCTCGGCAAGAGCTCGGCTTGGTACGCCAATTTTCTCGACCATGTGCGCGATGCCCGGGCGCTCGCCGTCGCGGCAGGAAAGACCTACCGTGTCGACGCGGTGTCGTGGATGCAGGGGGAGGCCAATACCACTGCGTCGGACACGGTTGCGACGTACCAGTCCCTCCTGCTGCAGCTTCAGACCGACATCGACGCGGACGTGCGGGCGATCACCGGGCAGGCGGAGCCGGTGCACCTGTTCGTTTACCAGACGGCTACCACGGCCAGCACCTCGCGCACCAACCTCGATGTGCCCACTCTGGGGCAGTTTGGGGCGGTCAACGCGCGCCCGGAGCTGATCCACTTCGTTGCCCCGGTTGTCCACCTGCCGCCCGCGACCGACAACGTGCACCTCTCCGCGGTCGCGGAGCTTTGGTACGGCCGGATGCTGGGGCGCGCAATCTATCAGGCGGTGTACGAGGCTCGGCAGCCGGACTGCGTTTGGCCCCTTCGAGCCTACGCCAAGGGGAACGTCCTCAGCGTCAAGTTCCGCGCGCCACGGCTGCCGCTCGTGCTGGACCCGGCGACCTTCGGTGCCGTGACGGACATGGGCTTCAAGGTCTCGGACGATACGGGCGCGCTGACGCTGTCGAGCATCGCCATCGGCAGCGACGGTGCGAGCGTCACCATGACGCTCAACCGCGCGCTGGGCGCGAACCCGATCATTCGGCACGGGCTCGATTACACGTCCGCTGCCAACACCTTTCAGATGTCGAAGAACGGGTGCCTTCGGGACAGCACCCCGGAGAAGACGACCATTGGCGGTATCGCCCGGCCGCTCTGGCACGTCGCGCCGGCTTTCCAGCTGCCAATCCGGGTGTTGGCTGCGGAAAGCTGAGCCCGCTGCCACCTACCGGCCTCTAGGCGACGCCCGGCGCTTCCCGGGCAGGGAGACCTCCCATGAACCCACTTTGGGGAATGTTCGCGGTGCTGGTTGGCACCTTCCTGCCCCTGTCGCTCACGCTCAGGGCGGCGGCGCAGGTGTGCCACGATTACCAGCTCGGCCTGTGGCACCCAGTTAACGTCTACCGCTGGATCAAAATCGCACTGATCGTGCCCATGCTCGTGATCGTCGCACCCGCCGGCGTCTTTCTGATGTTCGGGATCGGCGATCGAGCCATGGCGGAGCGGATCGTGACCTTCCTCGCCTCCGCCCGCGGCGTGATCCTGGTTGTGGGGTTGCTGGTCGCCGCCTTCATCGTCGACAAGGAGCGCGCGCGGATGAACGACCAACTGACGCGCCGGCCGACCTCGGAGGAGCACCGAACCAAGGTGCAGTTCCGCCACGACACGATGATTGTCCTGATTCTGTTCACGCTGGCGCTCGCCTGGGCGGTGGCGGCTTAGTGGCCGGGCAGAACATGGTCGCGGCCGCAGTGGGGCCAGCCGCGATCGCGTTCCTGGGCCTCAACGTGGCGATCATGCCGGCGCTGTTCGGCGTCTCCGGTGTAGTGCTCGGCCGGTACATCGCCCAGTCCGTGCGCCGCGAGGGGGAGGAGCGTGTCACCAGCCGCACCAGCATGGCGCTGACGGCCCTGTTCGGCATGGGGATGATCGCGATCTCCGCCGACATGGAACTGACGCCCTTCCGCGCCCTGGGCGTCGGCGCTGCTGCCGGCTTCATCGGACTGGGCCTGCTCGAGTTCCTCGCGGAGCAGTTCTCGGAGCGCCTGCGCGGCGCGATCGACGGCTTCTTCAACCCGCGCAAGTAGTGCGGCGCCGGCGCGGCCGGCCCTCCTGAAAGGACCAACAATGGCAAAGACGGCGAGCCAGCTGGTCGACGGCGTGATCGCGCGCGAGGGTGGCTATAGCAACCACCCGGCCGACCGGGGCGGCCCCACGAACTGGGGCATCACCGAGCAGGTGGCGCGCGCCTATGGCTACAAGGGCGACATGCGCGTCCTGCCGCGGCAGACCGCAGTCGAGATCTACCTCAAGCGCTATTGGACCGCGCCCGGTTTCGACAAGGTGGCACAGCGTGACGCGGCGATTGCAGCCGAACTGTTCGACGCTGGCGTGAACATGGGCCCGGCCTGGGCGGGCAAGTTCCTGCAGCGCGCGCTGAACCTTCTGAACAGCGAGGCGAAGCACTATCCGGACATCGCAGTTGACGGCGGTGTCGGCGCAATGACGCTGGCGTCGCTCGACGGCTACCTGAGGCAGCGGAACAACGGCGAGGGTAGGGCGGTGCTCCTGTGGCTCGTGCGCGCCTTCCGGACCGGGCGCTATGCGGACATCGCTGAGGCCAACCGAACGCAGGAGGTGTTCCTGTACGGCTGGGTCGCGCGCCAGGTGCGAGAAGCGGAATGACCGCGCTCGCACTGCTGCGCCGCTTCTGGTGGGCGCTGCCGATGATGGTGCTTGGCGCCGCGCTACTCGCCACACGGGCGACCCTGGCCGACCGCACGGCCACGCTGCGCGCCGAGCGGTCCGCCTGGACCTCGGCGCTCGACGATGTGGAGAAGGCGCGGCTGGCGGCAGAGCGGCGTTTCGCCACCAACCTCGCGCAGGCGGCGACCAACTACGCCGATGGCTTGGCGGCGCGCCAACCGATCATTGTTCGATCCACCAACACCGTGAGGGAATATGCGCAAACTGATGCTGGGCGCGTGCTGTGCCGCGATGCTGACCGGGTGCGCGCGATCGACGCCCTCGATGCCGAACTCGCCGAGGCTGCCGGATCCGCCGGCGGCGGCGCTGGTCCCGTGCGAGCCGACACCGCAGCGGCGGCAGGCGGACGGTAGCGCGACAGCGGCCGATGAGGATGGGACGATCCGCGATGGGCGGTTCGACCTCGCCGCGTGCGAGGCGAAGCGACGGCTGCTGTTGGAGGCTTGGCCTACGCAGCAGAAGCGGTGAAGCAGCTAAAAAAGGCCCCGCCTGCACGAGCGGGGCTGGTTCAGGCGGGAAACTACTCAAACCGGTTGCGCGCGATCATCAACGGGTGGGTCTGGTGCGAAGTTCCGCGCCTGCGCCCACATCAAACGCTCGCTGGCCATGGAAAAAAGGCCGCTCGGGCGCGATCAACGGTCGGGCGTGCGGCGCTCGATCTCGCCCCTCAACGCTTCGATAGCGGGATCACCAACGTCGCCGATGGTCTGTTGGTAGGCCTTCAATAGGTCGTCATCATCCCGCGGCAGGAATGCTTTCCTACCGTCGCCGATGACGTACAGATGGTAGACGTAATTCGGGCCCTTCCCGATCTCGCCCGGTACGTCACGGCAGACTGCTGGTGCCGTTACTCGCCGGTAGGCGTAGACCACGGCGGCTTCTTGGGTGTTCTGTCCATTTAGAGGGCCGCCATAAATCGGGTAACTAGCCAACTTTTGATTATCCTGCCTCATGCGCTACCTCGGCGGGATGCGAGAAATGCCTGCACCTCAGCGGCGCTAAACATCGGCACCGTCGATATATTTCTGGTCTGGTGCAGCCGCCGCAGCAGGATATCGATATCAGTGACGGTCAGCCCGCTCGACGCGTCAATCACCGTGTTGTTATCGGCGTATCGCTTTCGGAAAGACTCTAGCCGCTGGAAGGCTGCGTCAAGTGCTGCGAAGTCGGTCATGTGCTCACTCCTCGAAGTCGCGCGCTCATCCCGACATCCTCTCGATCCTTGTCTAAACTGCGCTCCGGGCACATGAGGCGCAAGGTCGCACTGGGCTTGTATCCGCTCGTCAGCTTCCCTGCTCGGGCTCACCAGGGCTCTGGGCTTCTGCGGCGTCTATAGCTTTCAGAAGGTGATCGAAGCAGGATACATTCTCCACCGGATACGCACGTTTGAACCCAGCGCCGAGAACTTCGAGGTCTCGCTGGCAGAGCAGCCCGACGGCCACGATACGATTCGACCGTTCCATTGCCACGATCCTGTTAGTCGAAGCTTACTTGCGCTGGCATTAGCCGGAGGCGCAGGCGCCACATCATGGAGGAGATCTCCTCGGGATTGCGGTGTAGCCGGTTGGCGATTTCCGCGACGGGGTGGCCTTGCTGAAGCTGGTTCCGAAGCCCGGTGATGTCGGTCTGAGTCCATCGACGTTGCGGGTTCATCGCTCACCCCCGCCTTGAAGCACGGGCGAGCTGCGCCCGGGTTCCCGCCCGGTCAGATTACGCATTGCATCTTGGCGATCCGAGGCGTTCTCAGGCGAAGCCCCGATCGGGGTTCTCACTCATCAACCGGTCTTGTTCGGTTCGTAGGTTCATTGCCCGTTGCTGCAGCGCCGCACTCCTCAGTTTCCGAGCATCGGAGCGCTCCGCGGTGTCAGCTTCCTTGGCCCATGCCACAGCCGCAACCGCGGCAACTCGCCGGCTGTTCTCCAAGGGAGCGGACGTTGCGAGTGCTAGCTGGCGGGCTTCTTGAGCCCGACAGAACGTGACCGATAGCGTCAT